GAAATGTCGTATACACCTTCATATAATAACCACCCATATACTCCTTCTAAATGAACAGTATTAATATAGTTATAGGTAGTTAGTTCTGTTTTATCTTTTAATACTTTACCTATTTTACTTCTATCAGTTAGATTATAAGCACCACCTGCAATTCTATTACCTATTTTCTGAACTGCTTTAAGGCTAAGATCATAACCAACTTGTGCTGGTTTGCCTTGTGTGTGTTCTAGAAGGAGTAACCCTTCGTCTACTATTTGTTTTGCGTTTAACATATTATAAATTTATTAAAGTTCTTCTGCTATTCCAAGTATTTCGGCTCCAATTAACATTCCACCTGCTGCATTAAGATACCATTGATCTCCATACATTAATGCTATACCAGCAAATATTCTAATACAGGATTTTATTATACTAATTTTAAAATGCCAATTTGATTTACTTTCCTTTTGTTGCATCTTTATAATCTTGAATTGTTTTTGAATCTTTTTGTTCCCATGGATATACTATCCATTTATCTTGAGGGGCTAAACTATAATAGAAATCAGGTTCAACTATTGCAGTTTGTTTATGATGGATTGTTGCTGTTAAAATATAGTCGTGTATGTCATAATATCCTAATGTTTCTCCAGTATCGCAAATATCATCTATAATTAAAATATATCCTTCATCATTGTTATTTTCATTCATAAATGGTATTCCCAATTTATGAGATAACATTACTGCTGGGATGAGACCCCCACGTGCAAGACCATCCATTGACCCTATTTTTTTACCACTTTGTTTAATTTGGTGTGCTAAACTTTCAATAGCATCTTCAATCTCATCCCAGCTTAAGTATATCTTTTCCATTATTAGAATTTAGCACCATTTACTTCAATAGCGTGTAGAAATTCTTCACGAATTAAATTATCCTTTTCCATAAACAAACCACTAAACTTATTTGTAGTCATTACAGATGAATGCTTAATACCTCTATGCGAGCAACAAGTGTGTTTACAAGCAATACTTACAGCTACATTATCACAAGACATTTTATCAGCAATGTAATCATGAATCTGCTGTGTAAGTGATTCTTGCATTTGTGGTCTGCGAGAGAACCATTCAACAATACGGTTCAATTTACTCAATCCAATAACGTTTTCAGCAGGAACATATGCTACAGTAGCATAACCTGTAAATGCTAAATTATGATGAGCACACATACTAACGATAGGAATACCCGATTGGATTACTAATCCATCATAATGTTCATCATTAGGAAACACTGTAATATTAGGTTCATCTGTAATTGAACCTACAATAAGATCTTTTAGCCATGCTTTAGCTACACGACGAGGTGTATCTTCTGTTTGTCTGTCTGCTTTATAATCAAAACCAACAGCATTAAGAAAATCAGCATATGCCTCAGATGCTTTGAGTATCATATACTCTATTTCTTCTTGTGTACGAGGCAAATTGCCGTTCGATTTTTTTAGTAATTCCATATTTTTATTTTATTAAAGATAACTATTTATTTTGGCTTTCCCAATAAAGATCTCTAACTTTTCCACCTAATTCAGTATCGTTAGGTGTATCGAGTATTGTGTTTTTTAAGATTGAGATATATGTTTTTTCTTTTGGATGGTTGTAACATATTCTACATAATTGACCTATTCCTTCAACATAACCATATTTAAAATCAATATGGGTATTAGTAGTGTATGGTGTTTCATCACCACACATCACACATTTTTCAATTTCCATAATTATACATTTAATGTTTTATACAAATTTAACTCTGTTAAAGATATCTTTAGGTAGATTTTTTTGTAGATACTCTCTCCAATACTCAGTAGCGGTAATATCTTTAATCAGGCTAAGAATATTTGAGGGTCTTAGATCTCCAGTATTTGTTGTATACTCCTGCTCATATCCATAATCTTCTTCAGGCGCTCCCGAGTATTTAAAAGGAGTTAATGTAGGTAAATCTTTAGTATTGAAAGTTAATCTTACTCCTACTTCTTGATCTTCATCAGAAAATTCCCTAAATGCCCATAAGTCAGGATCTGTAGTAAACGAAATTTGTTTAAATTTAGGATCTGCTTTAATTGTATTAGTCTTTACCATATTTACAAAATATTTAGGTAATGTAAAGTGGTATACTGTATTTGGGTATTTTAAAGTTTCTTTTATTAAGTTGGTTAATTTTATCATGAGTTATTATACATTTAATGTTTTATTCCACGCTGCAATATGCAAACGCGTTAATCCTCTAAATCTGTATTTTTTAGCCATTTCAAGTACAAATTGTGTACGCTCTTCAAAATTAGCTACATCATCTAGTCCTGGCATACAAACCACGTTGGTAAGAGGTATGCTAAATGGTACGACAAAATCACGGAATAATTCTTTAACGTCTTCTTCATTGCTGATTACAAATTTAAATTGATAATTTTTATGTTGCATTACACGTCTAATAGCAGCTTCGTTTATACGTTGCTTTGCTTCTAGGCCTGAATTAGATAACTTAGGCGAACAATTGATTTGATGTAAAGTCCAAAATAAGTCAGGATCAATTATAATTGTACCATTTGTTTCAATTTCATTAAATGGATTTTTACCATATACCCCTGGTTTAATTGGGTCTATTTGGTTCCAGTATTTAAAGAAGTTAATAATTGATTGTTGATGACCTTTAATAGTAGGTTCACCACCTGTCCAAATGATATGGATAGTACCATTTCTAATATCTTCATAGATATCTTGTTCTTTCCATCTGTCAATCAAATATTGAAATTCTTTATCTTCACCTCTCCATAGCCATTGAGATGTAGAATCACAAGTCCAAGTTGCTTTACCTTCTAATTCTAAATCACCTTTAAATATTTCACCATCCTCTAACGATGCTTCTTTAAGGAGATTATTAGCAAATGCTCTACTCATACCACAAGTTAGATTGCAAATACCTAAACGAACAAAGTAAGAGGGCACTCCTGATGAGATACCCTCACCTTGGACAGAGTAGAAATCAGAACTTATTAATAACTTATTTGAATCTATTTTACTCATTTTTTCTTACGTTTTAATTGTTTTTCTGAAATTGTTTCTCCTTGATGACCTCTAATAACGCTATCAGAAATAGTTTTTGCAGCCTGAACTATTGGTTCTGGTATGCGCGTAGCTGTTTTCCACTCTACTTTAGAGGTATACTGCCACTCTTTACCTATCATTTGGTCAGCCTGTTTTTCCGTTACTCTAATAATGTTTCCTGTTTTTAAATTTCTAAGACATTTCATTGGTTGTAAATCCTCCATGTTTTTATGTAATTGAATATATAGACTAAATTTTGCCACTCTAATATTGCTGCAATAAGACTAATGTGTTTTTCACCACATAATCCCAATGTATGTTCTATAATGTGTATCATTTTTTCTTTTTAAAATATACAGTACCTGCAGTACCGATAAAAGCCCCTATTACAGCGGCTAAAACTAATGATCTATCTTGAACGTAACTAGTAGTAATAAAAGAGCTTGCTACAATAATAAGAGAAGACCAAATACCAGCAGATATTGCTTTGCGTTCTTCTACTTTAATGAAGTAATAAGTCCAACAAATATCAGCTATAATCATAGCTACCATTACTCCTAAAAATGTTAATATGTACGTCATAATTTTGAAATTAAAATGTCCCCCTACCGAAGTAGAGGGACATTGGGGTGTGAAATTAAGCTAATTCATTGTTCTTAGTGCGACGACGAGTCAACATATACATTGCGTTTGCAACGGGATTTGTTACTCGACGAGTACCGCTTGTCATGTTAGACACATGACTAACTGAATAACCTGTTTCTTCTGCAATGCGTGTTGTGTCGCCTGTGCGTTTGCGAGCTTTAAAGAAAGCCAACTTTGCTGTTTTGTTCATGTAATTAGCACGAACTTTTGTTTGATAACTCATAACTATGCTTGTTTATTGTTTACGAAATATGATTAGCTAATACTTGTTCTACGTGGGATTTAGCTACTTCCCAACTTACAGGACCACTTTCGTCTGCATAATCTACAGGATCAGGACGACCTAATTTAATAAATGCTTCAATACGCTCTACTGATGCTGCTGATTTGTAATCTGAAAACCAGTATCCTGCTTCTGATTCATATAGGATTATATCCCCATCTAATGTTTGGGCTTTAGGAATCCAAATTGGTTTATAACTTGTATTTGTACGTTTATAAACTTCATCAAAGTTAAGACCAAGTTTTTGACAAGCCAACTCTCCATCTTTTAAAATATCAAATTTATTTACCTCAAGATAAGGAGTATAAATTGATACTAAATCAGAATCCCAATTACCAATTTTAAATGCTTCAAAATCAGCATCTCTAAATTCTTGTCTACAATCAGGATAGATAGCATGATCACCTTGATGGATTCCCATCGCAATAGCTACTTCTTGCCCTACAGTGCAATCATCTCCAGTATTCTTAGTTGCAATTGATAATGCTACTGCTTGAATAAGTGAACTAAAGATCTTATTACGATTAGGAACAACGGTATCTTTCATATTGTCTTGTTCGTAATGTCCCTCAGGAACATCATCTCCACCTTCAACTAATGCGGAATTAAGTAGTTGAGATAATCCATTTAACTTAATAATTTGGTGTTTTATATTACCATAGATTGGTTTACCACCACAACCGCAATTTTTTTCATTTACATAAGCAACTAGTGATGATGCTCGTTCTAATTCTACTTTATGTTTTTGACCATAATCAAAACCTAAAGCTGTTACATCGTAATCGTTTGCTAGGAGGTGGAGGAGTAGTGTTGATGAATCCATTCCACCTGATAGTGATAGTACTGCTTGTTTTTTCATTCTTGTTTAAATTAAAATGGAAGAGTATTTTCTTGTAATTCGCTTACCTTCCGTTCAAGCGAGGATTTATTAAAATATTTTTTCAAAAATGTCTCAGGATACAACATTACCTCTCCTGTATACTTTGGATTTGATACAAAACGAGTTTCATGTTTTACTTTTTTGCTTGCAGCAAATTCTGCTACTTTCTTTCCAAGTGTAGAACCTGCTGCTCTACCTAGATAATCATACAGTGATAACATTTTTTCTGACATAACTTTTAAATTTGTTTACATTGAAGATAATATCTTCTTTTTGACCGCTCAAATCTTTTTCAAAATAATAAGCAAGTTTTTCTTTTGGTTTGAAATTTATTCCACTATCAGTGTATCTTACTCCTTCTGCTCCTACTAAAATTGGATTTGAGGTATCTACTGATTTAATAAATTTCCAATCTCCATAAGCCATAAATTCTTGAGGTAGAGAACAACCTAATAAATGATGATAGTAGGTAGGTCTAATAATATCATGAGCAACTAAACGTCTAATAAACTCCATTCTACCGTACATTTGAGCTTTCAATATAGGTAATCCAGCTTCACCACCATATTCATCTTGATATGCTATACTAGAGTGATTAAATGCTATATGTTTATAACCTAAATCAACTAATGTTTGGTATGTAGTTATCAATTCACCAATTGTTTTGCCTTGACATACTGCCATAAGATTAACTCCATCAGGTAACTTACCAGCGTAGTTTAATATCCAGTGTTTGGCGCTTCGAATAGTTGTTACAGAATCATTCCACGCATCAGGTACAATGAATATGTCTGGTTGTATCCAGCGTATTTTTTCTAGTAAATCATTTATAGTATGGTCTATCCCCTCAAACAATCCATTATCACAGATTATAAATGAATCAGGTTTTTGCCTATATTCCCTCATATGTATTTTATACTGAGGGTATTGGTCTGTTAAATGAGGAAGAATATATTGATAATCATTCCATTTTAGACTTTCTTTTAGAAAGCATAAAGGTACTTCATGCGAAACTTCCATTTTTTATTTTATTTAACTTTGATTTTAATTTATCTACATTAATAAACTTCCACCATTTTTTATTACTATTAGGAATTTCATCTGCAAGGATATCTTCCCAATGTCCCTCATAATAAGGAGGAGGCATTTCTATTTGCTGGTCTTTTAGTTTTTTAATTTTCATATATAGCAGTATTTTTGTCATGCTCTCTAAATTCCACTCTTGCTACTTTAACTCTACCGCTTGTTTCTTCTTGAACGAATGTGTTTAATTTCTCAAAAATGTACTTAGCAAATTGTTCTGCTCCAACAGCAGGAATAATTCTAAGTTGAATTATACCTAGTTGATCCATTGTTTTAAAGCCGCCTAATCCTGGGTCGTCTTCTGCAATAATTGTAGTGTGGTCAAACATATAATCCATCCATGCTTTGGGGTTTTTACCGTCAATAGTACCGTTAGCACGCTTCATACCTCCAAAATCCCATACCCAATTTTTTTCATCTAGTTCACCTTCGAACCAGACTCTAAATGATACTCCATAACCGTGGAGAAAACGGCAGTGTGTTCCTTCTGCTTTCCATTGACGAAACACACAACTAAAACCATCAAATAGTTTTGTTGATTGAAACATTTTAATCTTTATTTTTTGTTGTTGTTGTTGTTGATTTAAATAAGATAGTTGATAATAGATTTAACCCTACTGCTTGCCAGAATGTAATTTCAGGTAACCCAAACATAGTAGGCATTAACCAATTCCATAACCACATAAGGGGATAACCTAATATTAACAGTACTGTGCATATGATTCCTAAAATTCCTATAAATGCACCGATTGTTTCAAAACTATTCTTCATTTGTTTGTATTTGAGTTTCTATATCGTCTATATCAATTTTAATTTCAGCTAATGATTGTTCAATTTGAGATACCATATTAAGTAATTCACCTATCATTGCTGTTTGTTGTTCCGGAGATGAGATTTGAATATTATTTTGTATCTCAATAACGCGTTCATGTATTTTATCAGTTTCCATTTTCTACTTTATCTTTAAAGTTAATAAATTCCTTTGCCAATTCCACACTTTCCTTTTTATATTTTGGTTTATAAGGACAATGTTTACATTTATTTCCACAACATGTTCCTCGTTGAATGTGATAGAGGGCGGTAAAAACCACCCTCGTATCCTCCATATAGTAATGAATGTCTTTTATAAATTCATGTTTCATATTATACTATTTCACACGCACCTCCAGCACAGGCTGCTTGATCCATTAATGTTGTATCATCATTAAATTCAATAATTTGAGATAGGTCAATGTTGTGTAGGTATTGAGCCATTTCTTCAAATTTCTCTTTAGTAATATCTTCAAATGGTGCTTGAGTATAAGTACCTCCAAAATAAGGTAATACTGATAGGCCGTTAAATGTTTCTTTATTATCCCACATCCACTTACCTACTTCTTCCCATTCGCCTTCATTAATAGATACGGTAGCGGATACATTGTTTGTGTTAGCTCCTTTACGATGACCTTTTTTAACCCATTGTACGTTAAATCTCTTAGTACGCTCAAGCATGTCAATTACGTTTTCAGTTCTCAAAATAGATCCTTCTGGTGCTTTTTGAGGTACTGAAATTACAGCTTGAATTGTGGGTTTAAAGAAATCGTCTTCAACTAACTCAGGATGATTAATAGCAAGATAAGTATAAATTGCTTCATTTTTACCTACACGAATACGACGGATATAGTAATCATTATGCCAAGCATGAATACCAGATGCGGTTCCTAATACCAATGAACTAGTACCTGATGGTTTAACTGTAGTTACACGAGATGCTTTGTTTACTCCTATTATTTCGGCAACACGAGCATTTTCGTCTTTAGCTAAATCTGCTGCTTTTTTCAAATCGTAATTTAAAATAACTCCAGACCCAATACCTGTCATTCCTACACCTAATAAAGCATCTTTTTCAGTTGTTTTTTGCCATACATCTCTCAAGTAATGAAAATTAGTATAAGCTGCTTGTAGTGTACCAATGAAAGCACCTATTTTAACACGTTCATTTAAATCTTCTTGTGATTCAATGTTTGAAACATTTACTTCACATAAGTTACAAAATTGGAAAGGACGTAAAGCAATTTCACAACATGGGTTAGTTCCCCAATCTTTATCATTTGAAAAGTAAATACCAGGTTCTCCAGAATTACTTAATTCAATTTTTTTCCATAGTTTAAAGAATTCATCTTCGGTAATTTTATGGCGCAACACAACAGCAGAGTTATTAGCACGTCCACGTTGTGGATTTTCTTCCCACCAGCTACCAAATTTGCAAGTCAACATATCTTCATCATCCAAATCAAATAATGAAATCAATGCTGCTCGTCTAATACCACCACTTAATACAGCATCAGCAATATGACAAGCCATATCATGTACCTCTACTGAGGTCATTTTATCACCGTTTTTCTTACGTTCGAATATTTTTTGTAAGTTAAATAAACATTCTTTAAGTGGTTCAGGACCAGGTGCTTTTCCACCTACAGTAATCAATTGAGCACCTTTAACTCTAATATCCCTAAAATCAAATGTAGGTAAAGCAGCTCCAGTAAAGTATGCTTTACATAGCATTCTAACAGCATCCGCCCACCCCTCAATACTATCACCAATTAAATAGCGTTTGTGTTTAGTTGGTACTTTAATTTCAGGTAATTGCTCAATGTGGTGGTTTTGTACACTATATCCTACTCCACATCCACTTAACAATAAGAACATTATTTCACTAAATGCTCTCCAATCATCAAGAGGAAGAAAAGAACAGTTAAATATACGAGCATTATTAAGCTCAATGGGCTTACCAGCAAATTGCAAACTGCGCATTGAAGGCAATACTTTTTTATCGTAGACCAGTTTGTAGGCGTTTTCGATTTCATCTTTTAATTGCGGAAATTTAGTTTGATGCATTTCTTTATTTCTCGTAACTAATTCTTCCCATGTTTCTCTCCTTTTTTTCTCAGGCACATACTTACTATACTTCATGTAAGTAGTGATCTCGCTAAGGATACCTTGCGTTACATCCATTTTTTTTATTTTAAATTTTATTGTTGTAGTTATAAATATAGTATATACCTTAACTAACCTTCAAGTTTAAAGAATTTCTTATGAAGCATTTGTCTATCTTCAATTCCTACTCCTGAAAAGTCATTTACGGGTTTATTATTGGAATTTGTTTCAATATTATCATCATCAACAGGACTATCATCTATATCAATATATCCATTTGATGTGTTTATTCTAGATCTAAACGTCATTCCGTCGGCTCCATATCTATTTTTCATTATATGCCAGTTTCCTGTACCTTCTATTTTGTCTTTACGTTTACGAGCTAATGATAAGATAATGTCTCCAATCATAATTTTATCATATGATCCTGCTGCATTATCACCTTCAATAATATCGGATTTAGCTGCTGTACGATTTGCTTGTGATGGTGATATAATGGGTATGCCACGTTCTTTACCAAATGCTTTAGCAGCAACATAAACATCATCAATTTCGTCTTTACGATCTTTTCTACCTTTAGTACGCATATAGTCTAGGTAGTCTATAATAATCATATCCGGTTTAAAATCGTTTTGATGCTCTAACTGCTGTAGATGTGATTCTATAGTATCAAATGATGCTCTCTTAGGTGGATATTCTTTAATAATTACTTTGCCTTTAACTTTACCCACTATCTCATCTACTTGTGAGCGATGTAAATGTAATTTATCTACATCAATACCCGAAAATATAGCATCATAACGTTTACCTACATAACCTTCACCTAATTCAAGTGAATAATGTACTACATTAAAGCCTAAGGATGCAGCATAAGCACCCATAGCAGCTACAGCCCATGATTTACCTCCACCAGGATTACCAAATACTAATACTAAATCACCTTTACCATATCCGCCTTGTGTTATTTCATTAAATACAGGCCAAGGAAACGGAATTGTATTCCTATCATCTTCACGATATCTAGCTTCAATATCTAGATTATAATCAAGACCAATTGTTTTATCCTCGCCTGATTTTACAGCTTTGCTAATCAATTGAAGGATACTATCGAAATCATTCATTTCAAGTAACTGTACTGAATTTAGAATAGCACTCTTTACTTGTTGGTTTCTACAAAATGAGCTAAATTCAGCTTCAACCCATTCTAGATCACTTTGATCAGCCATTTTATAGGCTTCTTTAAGTGCTTCTACAATTGATATTCTTAATACTTCATTCTCAAGTTTCTTTACCTCAATCGATAGTGTTTCTACTGTTGGTGTTGTGTGATACTGTCCAAAGTACTTTTGAATGTATTCTACAACCCATTTATGTGCTGATGATTCAAAGTATTCTGAGTCAAGTGAATCGATAATGTTAATTAGAAACTGCCGTTGTGTTAGTAGAGCTCCTAATACTTTTACTTGGAATACCGGTCCGTACTGATTTAATTTACTTAATGTTGTGATAGATACCTCCTTTGTTTTATAACCTTATTAATTGTATTTCCATATAAACCCACCTGATGTTTTGATTGAACCTCTTAAAGCATCTTTAATTCCTTTAATACCAGTTTCATTTCTAGCCTCAGTAATAGATTTATATTCTTTTATTATATTGTTGTTTTTATCTAACTGTATTATAGGTTTAGATTTAACTTCAATACATTTTTGCCTATTATTTTTAATATTTAGACACCAATCTAAACTATGTTTTTTGCCTATCCTAACTAAGGATATATTTTTTTTATGTTGTTCACTTTTAGGTTTATTATAATTTCCATGTTCACTTCCATGTTTATAGGTTAATGATATTAAACCTGTTCTACCTTTACTTATATTTTCACCGTGATTTAAAGCAATACCTTTCTTAGCTTTACTTATTTTCTTCTTAGTTTCTTCTGATAGTCCGGAATTGCCAAATGGTTTGTTTGTTTTATTATAGAAATTAGGACTATTTTCTACATCATAGTAATTTAACCAGTATGTTTCTCGTTCTATAAGATGGTTAATACTATCACAGTGTTCAATTATTTCTTTTTTAAAACTACGTTTACCATATTCTTTAATAGCAATTTTTAGATCAGTACCAGAACCAATATAATTAGGATCATTATTTTTATCTTTACCTATATATTGTTTACCATTAATTAGGTTTGTTGTTTTGTATATTACCATAATATTATTTACAATAAATATATGACAATACTAGATAAATTAAATCCTATGTTATTTTTATTTGATATGATCTTCTAGATCATGTGGTAATACCATAGGACTTTCAATAATGTTTCTATATACGTTATATTCATCATGTGGTTCTCTTATATCATTATCACTTCTGTACTTATCAATAAGTTGAGATGCACACATTTTTAAAACATCAATGCTATTACTACTTTTAATCATTTCTTCTGTTACGTAAACTTCAGTAGCTTTTATAGTATTTCTATTGTAATCTACTTCTTCTATTTTAAGTTTATAGTACATAGTTTATTTATTGTTTAGTAATTAATTTTGTTTAGTTCTTCTATCATAAATTCTGTATATTTTCGTATTTCGGGTGGTTCTTTATCCATACTGCCCATTTTCATCCTTATTTGATATACAGCTTGACAATAGCCTATTTTAATATCTTCATTTAATGGTACTCGTCTTGTAAACCACATTGGATCATCTACCATTATTTGGCTTGAAGTTATCATTTTTTTCTTCTCCATAACCTAAATTTATTTGAAAGAATTTGGATAACCAAATAATTGAGTTAACCACGACGAAGTATTAGGAATACTTTCACCTAATTTATCATTGTGATACAACTGCAAGAATATCGGTATATTCAATTCGTATGAATTATTAAATGCGTCTTTAACCAATTGTTTATTCTCTGGTGATAAGAAGCTACCATTCAAAGACATCAGCTGATGATTAATTGATAGTTGATGTCTTCTTTCTACAACAGCTAAATATAGTTTATTTTCATCTACTTTATCTGCTGATGTACTAATGATTTCATCTAATTCTATTTTTGTATCACCTATTAATTCAGGAAATAACTTAATTAGTTTTTTAGGACCTAAACCAGTAATACCAGGAATATTATCAGATGTATCTCCCATTAGTATTTTATAGTTAAGAAAGTTATTACTACTAACACCGAATTCTTCTAATACATCTTTTGGAGTGTATATTTTCTTTTTAGTAGGAGAATAACAATGAACTTTATCTGATACTAGTTGTATAAAGTCTTTATCAGCAGACATGATAGTTACCTTTTGAGTTTCATCATGTGCCTGAAATTTATTGGCTAGGTAGCCAATAATGTCATCTGCTTCTAAACCATCAATACTAATAACTGTAACAGGTAAACATTGTAAGTATTGAATCAAACGTGATATTTGATTATTAATACTTTCACTCTCTTCATCTTTAGATGAGAAGATATTATGATTAGTTATACGGCTAGAATTACGGTTTGCCTTATATTCCGGATATAAATTTCGTCTTGCGTTTGACCCTCCAATACCATCAAATATCACAACTACTTTAGTTGGATCAGACATGCGTATAGCATAACCAATAGATTTAAGAAATCCTGTAAGGCCTCCGATATGGTGACCATCACTATTAAGATGGTTAATCATAGTAAACGACCTCAAAAATGTATTGAGGCCGTCTATGATTAAAATCGAACTTAGTTCTTTGCGAAAGTCTGGTTGTACAT